TTATTGTATACTTATTTTACCTTTAAATAATTATTTTTTACTTCTTTTATTAGTTCTTCTTTTATTAGTTCTTCTTTTATTAGTTCTTCTTTTATTAGTTCTTCTTTTATTAGTTCTTCTTTTTCCACCTAAAAAATCAGATTCTTCACTACTTGTATATCCTAAGCTAGAATTTACTGAATTGGCCTCTAAATCATCTAAATGCATGGGCCCTCCATCATCAAACATATTGTCATCTAAAGTCATATCTAATTCATGAACATCTTCATGATTTTGAGGTATTGCTGCATCTAAATCCATATTTATGTTTCCATTTTGAAAAGAATTTAATACTTGTTGTGTTAATCCATCAGAATTTCCAGAAAATCCCAAATCACTTTCATTTGTAATCTGTTCAATGCGTTCTATTATTGTTTCAAATTCAACATTTAATTGCTGTAGTTCATTTATTTGGTCTTGTGTAAATCCGTTATTTGCTAATACTTGATGCTCTTCTTCTGAAAAAGCTCCTCCTTTCATTTTCATCATTTTTCTTTTATAACTTCTTCTTTTATTAGTTCCCCTTTTAACTGTCATTTATACAATAAAATAATATTATATTTTATTGTATATTGCATTTTAGTTATCATTATATATGCAATACTAACTATTTTATTTTATTTACAATCCAACACCAGAAAGTTTAAGACCAATGCCTAAACCAGTACCATTGCGTGCACTAACACCCATAGCAGGAATGTATGTATCCAAAATGGCGAAAGTAGCAGCAGCAGTTAATGCAAGTAAAGCAATTTCCTCAATATTTAAGGAACGCTTAGGAATAGCAAATGCAGCAATTGCAACCATTAAACCTTCAATCAAATACTTAACAATGCGCTTAATAAGTTCGGTAACGTCAAACATTTCCATCATTTATATAAATTAAAAAGAAAAAAATTAATATTTTAGTAAAATTAAAACTTAAAACCAATGTTTTACTAAAATATATAATGTCTTCTAAAAATACTGCAAGTAAAAAATCTTATGAAAAGAAAACCAAAGCTAATGGAACATCTAATCCAAAATATGTTGATTTGTTAGAAGTTGATAAACCAATTGCTGGACAAAATTTTGGATGTTTTTCATTTGTTTCTCCTGAAAAAGTTATAAAGCAACGGGAACAATTTTATTTTGAAGAATTCCTAAAATCATGGGAAATGAACAAATCTATGGAAAAGTTTCATCAATTCCTAAACTTTATTTCTTATAAATATAAACTTCATTTTGAAGAAGTTATTAAGGATTTTGAGGCTTTTATTGAAGAAGAGCGTGAAACTATTGTTACTCAAGGTGTCAGCGATGATTACAAGAATTTCTTAGACCGTAATGAAGATGAATTGGAAAAGAAATTTAATGTTAAAAATAACTTTCAAACTTCTATTAGGGGATTCAAGTCACGTGGTAATTTTGCAACTCAAGAAGAGGCTGAAATGCGCGCTAAGCTTTTAAGAGAAGCTGACCCTAATTTTGATATTTATGTTGGTCCAGTTGGAATGTGGTTGCCTTGGGACCCTGAGCCATTGAAGACTGAAAATGTCAATTATATGGAAGAAGAATTGAACCAACTTGTGTCAGAAAAGAAGAAGAACGAGACATCTGCAAAGGCTGCGTTTGAACAGCGTGTTAGAGATACTAAGCAAAAAGCAGTTGATGAAAATAAGAAGAATGCTGAAAAATATGGTTCTACTGTTAGTCAAGATATTGATTCTGAAGGCAATTTGGTTGGCATTGGACATACTACAACTGAAAAGACCTTTACCAATGAAGAGTCCGAAAATATTACAACTGCGGATATTCGTAAGGAGCTTTTTGATTCAGAAAATGTTGTTGTTGGTAAGACGGATTATGGACAGAGTCAACTTAAGTCAGGACCATTTGCTAAAACTGATTAAATAGTATTTGAAGTTGTTAGTTTTTATTTTTCTCATTTCAAACACAGTAATAATCTAAATATTAATTTTTATATAATTTTTATTATATAAAAATATTATGAAATTATGTAACTAACTATATTATTTATTTTTCATTAGTTTATATAGGTGGGTTGTAGTCTTAATAATTCTTTTTGTATTATAACTTCTCATTTTTTGGTAAATATCAACAAATTCTTTTTCCAATTTTTCTAATTCTTCAATATCCTTATTTTCATTAATCTCTCCACAACATGAATTATTAATTATTTCCTTTTTTTTATTAATTAAACTATCATAGTCTTCAAAATTATGAATTGGTTCATATAAAAATCCTGATTTTCCACATAAATTTTCATCATTACGACAATGCTCCGCAAAATTCTTTAACATAAACACATTGTTTACTGTTTTTTCCTTAAATACATTACATAACCCTAACTCAGGATTTGATTTATGGGCAATAAAAAATTTACATGATGAACATGACGGTTCAAATCCATATGATAATTTTATCAACAAAATAATTACAAATAAAATATTCATCATAATAGGTATACTATATTTATATATATATAAATATATCTTTAAATATATTTATAATATTTATTATTATATTATTTAGTATTTTACCACTTACTCTTTTTTACTGCAATGCGCGGTCCACTGCTCTTCTTTTTCAAATTATTTGGGTCATATTGGTCTCCTTCATCATCATCATTTATTTGCTTTGATAAATCCCAGAATTGCTTTGAACCTAATCTGAAATCACCATGTGGGTCTGCTTTGTACCAAAATACTTGATCTTGTAATTTGTTTGATTTTGAGTTATTATTTACAACCAAACATTCATAATTTTCAGTACACTGGTCCATCACCTGACAAAATGCTTCAAATGTTGGAAACATACCAGCATAATGTTCATATATACGCTTTCTATTTCCTATAATATTTTCTCTTAAAATAAATACATAATCAATGTTAGTACGCAGCAAAGGTGGAATTCCTAAAGGGAATTGCATTGTGATGACTAACATTATCTTCCAATGTCTCAAATTATACCATTTTCATTCAGACATTTCCTTCTGAAATCATTAAACCTATGCTTTTTAAATGGGCATAGCATCCTCTCGAATGGGTTTAGACTATATTTTAAGGCATCATCGTAACTGGTTAGGTTACTCAACCCCACGAGCATTTAGTCGTTGAACAATTACCATATCCTTACCTTAACGGACTTAGGTAACTTGCTGCGGGTTATCTCTATTTTATGCCTTATTACTATACCTTATGTGATTAGCATAAGCCACCAATATATTTCTATATTAGTTTAGTAGCATAAACCTTATCAAGACGTCTCCGCAATTTGGACGTGTCGCATATTGTTAAACAATATACTAGCCATTCTTTTGGAATGACTCAGGCAAACATTTCACCGTTCATAAATAAAAGACGCATCATTTTATCTTTAGCCCATGTATTATCAAATAAACAATCATCTAAAATAACAAATGCACGCGGGTCAATAGTACTTCTATTAAATTGTTCTTGTTCACGTTTCATTTCTTTAAGCACTTGACGCTGTCGTTTTAAAATATTTTCAATAATTGCTGTATTATATTCATTATGTATAAATAACTTTGGCACTAATTTGCCATAAAATCCGTTACCTTCTTCAGTCCCAGAAATAACTGTACCAATAGGAATGTCTTGATGATAATAAAGCAAATCTCTAACCAAGAAACTTTTACCTGTATCACGCTTACCAATTAAGACAACGACAGGACCTTTAGACTCATTTGGTTTAAAACTAATGCTTTTCATGTCGAATCTTTTTAACTCTAAATTCATCCTTATAATAAAGTTTAGTATAAAATATTTAGTTGAACGAATTTTAGCAAAAACAAAAAAATTAATAAGTTAAAACACCAATAGAAATTATATATTTATTTGCTAATGACGGTAACTGTAAATTATCAAAAACGAAAGAATAATAATCTATTCAATAAATTCAAAACTAACAACAACCTCAAAATTGACAAAGCTCAAAATTACATTCCTATTTACGATAGATTTTTTTCACTTAATACAACTAATTTTAATTCTATAAACTTAAACAATTTATGGTCCATATATGATATTAAGGAAACAAAAACAAAGGAATACTCTGATAACATATTTACATGTAAACTTAAAAATATGTTAGACGAAGATGCTCTCCATATTACACAAAAAGTATTTTTTAAAATGGCACCTCTTTTAGACCCATATAAGTATTTAGTAGGAAAATACAATCATAATGACCCTAGTTTATTTAATCTTCCATCTTTTGATAATACAAATACAAATAAAGTTCATCCTAAAATTTTAGAAAAAAATAATTCTTCTTACGTTGATTCCTTCTTCTCTTTTTTAACAAGCCAAACACTGAATAATCATAAATTTATTCACGGACTAGATTTTTTTGGTTCTTTTATTGGATTAAAACATAATTATAAATTAAATATTATTGATGATTTAGATTATCTTATTCATTCAGATTTTTTTAACAAACAAAAAGGTAACCTATTTGAAGTGGAGGATTATTCTTATCTAATTAATGAAACAGATGATATGCCTTTAAAACCGATTAAAATATCTAGCGCAAAAACAAATATATCAATTAAATCTTTCGACGATAATGAATATAATGCGGTATTTAACCAAAATCATGTAACATTATCTGATGTTCAATCACTTGGATTAGATTTAGAAGATGTTACTAATTCTAATATTTTTGAATTAAATAATAATCAAAATTATAACAAAAATGATCCAGAAACATTAAAATCTGGTTCATCATGTTCTTCAAGAACATCGCATACAAATGATGACGATGATAATGATAATGATATTGATAATGATAATGATATTGATAATGATATTAATATTGATATGAATATTGAAGATGCAAACAATGAAACTTTGGATAATAATAGTTGGAATGGCAGCAAAAATTCTGATTTTGGTTCAAAACAAGAACTAGAATCAGATTCAGATTATGAAACAATATGTGAAGATGAAACATTATTTGTAACAATTCCATCATTTCCTGTACAAATTATATGTTTAGAATGCTGTGAAAACACATTTGACTCACTTATTATTAATGAAGAATTAAAAGATGAAGAATGGTTTGCAGCACTAATGCAAATAATAATGATTCTAATTTCGTATCAAAAGATGTTTTCATTTACACATAATGATTTACATACAAATAATATTATGTATATTTCAACAAATAAAAAATACATTTACTATAAGTATAAAAAACAGGTTTACAAAGTACCTACATACGGAAAAATATTTAAAATTATTGATTTTGGAAGAGCTATTTATAAATTTAATGGTAAAATATTTTGCAGTGATAGTTTTCAACCTGGGAACGATGCTGCGTCACAATATAATACAGAACCATATTATAACAATAATAAACCTCGTTTAGAGCCTAACTTTAGTTTTGATTTATGTCGTTTAGCATGTTCAATATTTGATTATGTTGTAAGTGATTTTGAAATTTTGAAAAATTTAGACACATGTTCACCTATTATAAAATTAATAGTTGAATGGTGTATCGATGATAATGGCATTAATGTATTATATAAAAATAGTGGAGTAGAACGTTATCCAGACTTCAAATTGTATAAAATGATTGCAAGACATGTGCATAAACATACACCAGTAGCACAATTGGAACATAAAGAATTTAAAAAGTTTGCAGTAAATGGTAAAAACATAGGTAAATTAGATAATGAATTAGTTATTGACATTGATAATTTACCTTGTTATACTAACTAATAAAAATACATTACATAATCTCAAACCAATAAATATAAATAAATAAATAAATGCAAATAAATGCAAATAAATGCAAATAAATAAATGCAAATAAATAAATGCAAATAAATGCAAATAAATAAATGCAAATAAAAATAATATACGATTTAGATTATTTTTATTTTATTATTGTATTTTATTACTTTGTGGGTCTTACGTTTTCATTATTCTCTTTTGTTTTATTTATGATATATTGACCGCAAGGACCACAATGGTCTTCATTTGATAAATCTATTTTATTGTTTATTTTTTTATCACAATAATCAATATTCCATCGTCCTAACACTTTTTTTTCATCCTTTATAAATTTTTTAATTATACTTTTTATTATTTGCATACTAACTAACTATAAAACTATAAATGTTTATCTTTATATTTTTTGCGTATATTTATAATATAAGAATAAAATTATAAGAATAGAATTATAAAAATAAAATAAAAATATTTATAATAATGACATTTGGATTTATTATAACAAGACATGTTAATTCAAAAAAAACAAATAATTATTGGAATCAATGTATAAAACTTATAAGAATGTATTATCCATTTAGGAAAATAATTGTAATTGATGACAATTCAAATCAATTCTTTATTAATGCCGAGTTTCAATATAAAAATGTATCATTTATACAATCAGAATATCCTGGAAGAGGAGAGCTATTGCCATATATATATTACTTAAAATACAGATGGTTTGACAATGCAATAATAATGCATGATAGCGTATTTATTCATAAAAGAATCCCATTTGAAACATTCAAAATGGATGTAATGCCTTTATGGCATCATCCATATGACAAAGAAAATTTACAAAATCTATTAAGAATGGCATCATTGTTAAAAAATAATAAAAATATTATAAAAGAATTAAATGGTGCAGAAACAGATATATTAAATTTTAATGGTAGCAATTATAATTTATGTTTTGGAGCACAATGTTATATTAATTTACATTTTTTAGATTTAATACAAAAAAAATATAATATAACTAATTTAGTTAATGCAATTAGATGTAGGACAGATAGATGTGGGTTTGAAAGAATAATAGGAATAATATTTTGTGAAGAAAGCAATGAACTAACAAAAATGCAATCATTATTTGGTGATATATTTAATACACATTTGGCTTTAAATTATAAGTATGAAGATTATATACATGATTTTAACAATAAAAAAGCAGTAGCTCCATTTGTAAAAGTATGGACTGGAAGATAAATGTGATTATAATATAAATATATTGTATATATTATAATAAAAATGTTGCTAAATGAAGAGGAAACATTCAGTACTAGCATAAATATAAAGATAGATGATATTGAAAGCAATGCAAATCAAATAATAATAAATACTATCAATAATATAATACATGAAAATAATGAAACCCAACAAAATAATACAAACCAACAAAATAATTTACAATCTGTTAGTTTAGATTCTACTAGTTTAGACTTAGATATAAAAAATGAAGATTTAAAAAATACTGTTACTTTCAAAGATATTATTCTACATATAATATGTATATTATTTCTAATAGTAATAGTATTAATTGTTTTACTATTATTATATTATTTATCTAAATAATAAATTCTAGAAAGGTGGATTATCAGTAAAAACCATTGGAGGACCACCTCCGTTTATAGGATTAGTAATATTTTCTTGAATCACAGGATTTAATTGTTCAACTACAAAATAACCTATTACAACACTAACATAAACTAACAATGAATCTCTAATAATAATTTTAAGTGGTTTTGGTTCTACATCAACATATCTCATTTCTAAAAATTTTGCAATAAAAAATATTGCAGAAATTATACCAGCAACTAAAAATATATTCTCCATATTACAATATATTTTTACAATTCAAAACAATATAAAACGCAAATAATTTACTTATTTTATTTGACATTTGTTAGTTGAAGTTTATCATTTACTATTAGGTTAATACTTCAATATCTCCTAAAATTAAACTATCATTATCTAATTTCATATTTGGAGGATTAATTACATGTATATCTAAATCATCTAATGATACATCTTCATTAGATAAATTTAACTTCTCATCATCGTCATCTTGTTCATCCATTTTACGTTGCATATTTCTTAATGCACTAATTTCTTCAAGACGTTCTATTGTTTTTGGAGCAGTTATTTTTTCTTCTTTCCCATGTTTATCCATTACTAAATCAACATCGTTAAATTTTAAACTAACAAATTCTTTATTGTCACTAGTACCAGAATTGTTAGTTCCTCCTTCTTTAATTATTTCACTTTTTTCGTTAACAGGTGGTTCAATTATTTGTTCTTTAACTTCTTCAACAACATCTTCTTCAACACTTTCGTCCATATAAGCACGTAAAATGCTTTCAACAGGAATAGTTTCTCGTACACTATTTAAAATAGCTTCTTGTATAATAATTTCAAGTTCTCTGTTATGCTTTTGAATTTGTAAATGAGGAATATTCAATTCAAATAAGTAAACATTTTTGTAAACCTTTCTAGCAACATTGATGTATGCTCGATGAATAAATACATCTAATTTTGGAATATCAATATCAATCTTCTTTTGTTTATTTCCAACACGCATAGCTGTTAGTAATTTTAGTTGTATAATATGAATACATGCTACTAAATCTTCTAAATAATTGCATCCACTTCGTTCAACAATACGTTTCTTTTCATTTTCAACAATAGCGCTATTCCACTTAGGTATTCTTGCAATTAAGTTTTGAAAAGTCATTAAATATTTATCCATTTGATTATTTTCTTGACAAAGCTTAACAGACTCATCAAAAATAGATTTAAGTCCTTCAATCATTAATGGAGTCAAAATGGTAAGTAAACGTGCTCCCCATTCATTTTTCGATTCGTGCAATGAACTAACATTAAAATCATCCATTAATACTAAATACTTTAATATTTTGTTAGTTTAAACTTATTATTTGCCATATTTGTTAGTAAAAATGTACAAAACGTTGCAAAAAATTATCTAACCCATATATCGTCTAAAAAATAGTTACATTTTTCTGGCTGAGTTTTATCGTCACAATTTTCTTCCAAAAAGTAAAAAGGGAAATCAATTTTTGCAAAATTTTTGAGTATGCATAGTTGCAAAAGTCCAAAAGGTCTTGAAAACACCCTTAAAAAACCTCAGATGTGACGATAATGCTCTCATTTTCATTTCGAGGTACGAAAAATTTGTGACGATAAAATTTTTTAAATTTTATAAAGTTGAATTTTGGAACTTTTTTCTGTTGCTAATTTAGCAACACATGTTGAAAAGTTCCGTTCCAAAAAGTTCCAAAATTTTTGCTTGTGAAAAATGTGACTATATTACGTCACGATATAGTCAATGGACAAGACATATTTCCACATCAAAGCATATATTTCAACAAAATCAACAATTTAGCAACAAAAGTTCAGTGCAAAAGGTTCCAGAAAGTTCCAAAATTTGTCACTGTGAATGCGGTAAAAACTATAAAGACAGAACTGGACTATGGCGTCACAAAAAACAATGCACCTTTATTAAAGAAACACATGATAACTTGGTTTCAGAAACAGCATTGATTAAACAAGAATTTTTGTCAATGTCAAGTAGTGAATTAGTTATACAATTATTGAAACAAAATAATGAACTACATCAACAACTTATTGAAATGTCTAAAGAAAAGTCTACTATATACAATAATATAAATAACAATAACAACAATAAGGTAAATATACATATGTATTTAAATGAACAATGCAAAGATGCACTCAATATGTCTGAATTTGTTGATTCAATTAAACTTCAAATATCTGATCTAGAAAATACAGGACGAGTTGGATTTGTAAAAGGGGTATCTCAAATATTTACACGTGAATTGAATAATATTGATGAATGTAGAAGACCAATACATTGCGCTAATTTAAGAAATGAGATTTTTTACATCAAAGAAGATAATCAATGGACAAAGGATAATGAAAATAATGAAAAATTTACATTAGCAATAAAACAAATAGCACATAAAAATTTTAAACAATTACCTTTGTGGACAGCAAAACATCCCGATTATTTAGACCCTGAATCAAAAACAAATGATATATACAATCATATGCTTTGTAATATTATTTCAGGAGGAACAACTGAAGAAAACAAATTAAATTATTCAAAAATTGTGAAAAATGTAGCAAAAAATATTGTATTACACAAACAAAATTTAATTTGCAACTAACAAAATGCAACTATAATACAAAATTAATATATTTGTATTATATAAATAATGAAACATTTAAAAACAAGACGTAATTTAAAAAAAACAAAAGTCTTGAACAATAATAAAACAAAAAAAAATGCACCAGGAATAATGTTTACAAGTTTCGAAGATAAACATAAAAATAAGTTTGATAATGTTGATACTGAAAAACAGTTAATTAAATTATTTAAAACACCATTTACACCTACCAACCATAAACCTCAAGATGATTATTATACTTATATTAATTATCAATGGTTAGAAACTACCAAAGAAAAACTAAAAAAAAAGGAAGAACAAAAATATTATGTTCAAGTGGATAGTTTCAGAGTTACTCAAGAAAAAGTGTATTGGGAACTAATGACTATTGTAAAAGATTACATTAAAAATAATGATAATAGAAAATCAATTGCAATTAAAAATGTATACGAATCTTTTTTAAATTTGGATAACAAATCTGCCGAAAAATTTGCAAAATACTATTTACATTTAACTGAACAACGCATCAAAACAGGTAATATTTATGAAATATTAGGTGGACAAAATCAAAATGAAATTATTTCATGGGGATGTCCTATTGTATGGTCAGTTTTAAAAGACGAAAAAAATACAAAAATATATAAAAGCACTATTTCAGCACCACAATTAACAATATATGATTATGAAATATATATTGAAGACACAAAGGATGACCAAAATACAGAAAAATATAAAAAAGAATTCAAAGCACAATTTTTAAAATACATTGATGCTATATTTAATGAATGCATTGGACCTAATCATAAATATAAAGCACATGATGTATGGGAATGTGAATATGATATTTTATCATCTTTAGGGTGCAATTCTATTAAAAAGGATAATGAAGATGGTTATAATGTTTTAACAAAGGAAGAAGCATTAAATAAATATGGGTTTGATTGGGCTGAAATGGCAACAAAAATTGGATACAAAAATGAAGCTGTATCAAATACATTTATTTGTAGTAGTTTAAATTACTTAAAATGCATAATGCAGCTACTTCTTAAAAACAATGCCTGGCAAACACAAAAATGGAAAACATACTTTTTATATATTATTTATAGGCAGTTAATACGTTTTCATAGTAAATGGCGTTATATACATTATGAATTTCACGAAAAATTTGTGAAAGGTCAACCTATTCCATGGCCAAAAGAATTATACCCTGTTTTTGGATTATCTTTATGTTTTAATACATTTTTAACAAATGAATATGTAAGAAAAAATAAAAATGAACAATATATTCAATATACTAAAAATATGGCTGAAGATTTGTTAACAGTTTATAAACGCATTATTCGGCGTAATAAATGGTTGTCATCTTCAACTAAAAAATATGCATTAAAAAAACTTGAAAATATTAAATTGGAAATAGGACATCCAGAACTTCTTAGAGAAGACCCAATTTTAAGTTATGATTCAAAAGAAGCTTTTCAGAATGCTATTAAAATTGCACATTGGAGAACTAGAAAATTAATACAATTAGATGGAAAATCATCTAATGTAGATATTCCTATTATTGACTGGGAAGAATTTAAAATGGTAGGAAAACAATCTTATGTTGTAAATGCATATTATACTCCAACCGAAAACTCAATTTATGTTCCATTAGCTTATTTACAAAAACCATTTATTGATTTAGAAGAACGCGGTATTGAATATAATTTAGCACATATTGGGTATACATTAGCACATGAAATGTCTCATTGTTTAGATGATATGGGCAGTAAATATGATGAAAAAGGAAATTTGCATGATTGGTGGACCAAATCTGATAAACAAAAATTTAATAGAAAGGTAAATAATGTGATTAAGCAATATGAACAATTTGCTGCGTTTGATGGTATAAAAATGGATGCTTCGTTAAGTACTGGAGAAAATTTAGCAGATATTTCTGGTTTAGCAATATGTGAAGAATATTTAAGGGATTATCAGGAATTTCATGATAATGCTGTTCCTATTAGGGCATTGTCATTTCATTTATTTTTTGTTGATATAGCAATACAAGCACGGCAAAAAATATTTGATAAAGCAATTAAGGCGCAATTAAAAACAAATCCGCATCCTATGGATAAATATAGAACTAACTGTCCTTTAGCACGTTTGAAATTGTTTAGAAGTCTTTATAATATTAAGAAGGGTGACAAAATGTATTGGGAATCTTCGGATACAATATGGTGAAATGGGTACCCGATATAAACCATTTTTAATTTTATAATTTATTTTTATATATTTAGGAAAAGAAGTGCATCACTATTAATTATTAGGGAGAAAGTATCCCGTAAAAATATTTTCTTCTAATATTATATAATGGCTTCCCGTCGTCATAGATCAAGATCTGCTTCTCGTGTCCGTACTGCTGCACGCACAATGAAGCGCGCTGCTGCTCGTGGTGCTGCTGCTGCTGCTTCTGCTGCTAAGTCTGCTTCTAAGCAAGCTGCTAAGGCCGCTTCCCGTGCTGCATCTGCTTCTCGCTCTGCTTCTGCTTCTCGTGCTGCTTCTGCTGCCAAGTCTGCTAAGAAGGCTGCTTCCAAAGCGGCTTCTGCTGCTGCCGCCGCTGGCGCTGCTGCTTCCAAGGCTGCCGCTGCTGGTCGTATGTAAATGTAAATGTAAATGTAAATAAATAAAATAATATATTTATGTAATAAACATATTATTTATTTTTTTAAAAAATTATTTAGATGGAGAAAATATAAAATTTACATATAAGTCTGAATTATATATGTCATATATTTTGTCTTTAACAATTTTATTCAATGAACTAGGACCGGATACACCAGTAAATGTAATATTAACAGGCATAGGTATCATTTTAAAAAGAGGATAAGAAGAAAAAGCAGCAGAAGCAGAAGCAGAAGCAGAAGCTTGCTTAGAAGAAAAAGCAGCAGCAGTAGCAGCAGCAGTAGCAGCATCAGTAGCAGCAGCAGCAGTAGGATTAGCAGTAGTAGCAGCAGTAGCAGCAGCAGCAGCAGCAGCATTCCGTATAGCATTACTATAAGCTTGAGAAGCAGCATTTCCCATATTCTTAAGTTCATCTTCTTTAACCCCAGCGGAAAAAGAAGAATTATTTATTCTATAATTATAGAATGCAAAGATTCTATCATATAAAGATTTAGAATCTTTAGTTATGTAATTATTAAAATATGAACTAAAATCATTACTAGAAGTAGCAGTTTTAGCAGCATCATCAGCAGTTTTAGCAGCAGCAGCAGCAGTAGTAGTAGCAGTAGCAGCAGTAGCAGCCGCAGTTTTAGCAGCAGCAATAGCAGTTTTATAATCAGCATAAGCAGCAGTTTTAGCAGCAGTAGCAGCAGTAGTTTTAGCAGTAGCAGCAGTTTTAGCCTTATCAGCAACAGTTTTAGCCTTATCAGCAGCAGTTTTAGCAGCAGTAGCAGCAGTAGCAGCAGCAGTAGCAGCAGTAGCAGCAGCATTATAAGCAGTAGTAGTAGCAGTAGCAGCAGCATTATAAGCAGTAGTTGTATTAAGATTTTTTATGAAATCTGTCAAAAATGTTAAACTAGATTCCCCAGCATCCTTATGAAAATTACCAGTATAAATAATTTTGTCTTCACTAAAATATTTACTATATTCGGTCTTAACAGCATTACTGACAATATCTTTAATGTTAGTATTTTTTAAAGAATCTATAATATAAGCTAATTTAGTAGCATCAGCAGTAGCAGCAGCAGCAGCAGCAGTTTTAGCCTTATCAGCAGCAACAAAAGTAGCATCAGCAGCAGTTTTAGCCTTATCAGCAGCAGTTTTAGCAGCATCAGCAGCAGTTTTAGCAGCATCAGCACTATAAAAAACACTGCCAAGAATGCTCTGAGTTAAAGTATCATCATTTTCAATTATTTTAATTGTACTTTGATTATTGAATGTAATATCTAGGTCCTTAGTAGGATAATGACCATAATTACTATCTATTGAATTAAATTTAGAACCTATTATACTTGATGCATTTGATGCATAACGTGAAAAACACCATAACCCTAAACTTGTAACACTTTCCGGAATAGTTAAACTTGTTAAGCTTACACATCCATCAAAACAAAACGAACCAATTGATAATACAGTTGTATCAATTGTAAATGAAGTCAAAGAATAACATCTATTAAAACAATTCTTTGGTAAAGCAGTAATTTTATTACTAAATGATATATTTAATAAATTACTACAATTTGCAAAACAACCATCACCCACTATACTTACAGAATCAGGGATGGTAAGTTCTGTTATTGATGAACAACTGTTAAATGCATTTTCTTTAATCTCTTTTAGAGATACATTATTTGAAAAAACAATGTTATTTATACTTGTACATCTTGCAAAACAATATTCATTAATAATATTTACACCAAACTTTAAATATATTAATGTCATTTTTGTACAATTGAAAAAACAATATGACCCAGGATTGCAATACAATAATACACTTGTTAAATTAGTGCAGTTACTAAACGCATTATTTCCTATAAATGTTGTATATGTTTGTATAAATTCTGCACTAGTTAGTACAGTACATCCGCTAAATGCATAATTTCTTATTTCTTCTACACATGGAATAGTATTAGGAGCAGTTAATATATTTAAAAGTTTAGTACATCCCATAAATGCATATTTTCCAATATAATTAATAATTGAATAGGTTAAATTATTACTTGTTGTAGTAGATGCTTTATTGAATTTAACACTAGTTAAATTTGTACAGTCTAAAAATAAACCTTTTTCAGCATAAGCAACTGGTAAGGTAAAATTAGATAATGAAGTACAACCAGAAAATGCAAATTCGTCAATATGTTTCACCGCGTCGGGAATACTGATGGAAGTTAGACTACTGCATAATGAAAAAGCCCCTCGAGGTATTATTTTTATGGTTGTGCTACTAATTAGTAAACTAGTTAAATTTACACAATTACTGAAACAATATCTTCCTATAAAATTAATAGTACTTGGAATTGTAAAATTTCTTAAACTACTACAATTATTAAAACAACCATTATCATAATAGCTTATAATATTACCTGAATAATCTATATTAACCAGGTTAATGCATCCATTAAAATAATCAGAATACAAATAACTAATGTTTGTTGGTATTTTAATTTTTTCTAGTTTTTTACAGTTCAAAAATCCAATAAACTTATTTTTTAAATCACCATTAAAATATATATATTTTAAATTAGTACAGTTAGAAAAAAAAGTTGTGTTAATATTTCTAACAGAAGTACCTATAACTATATAGATTAAATTTTCTTGACTATTAACAATGCTATTAAATTTTAAATATGTTTTTCCATCAGTTATATTATTATTATCACTTGACAAATTTACCGAACTACTTGCATTATATAAAGACGTAAAATCATCAATTGTATCAATTGATGATATAACTCTAGTAGAAGTAGACTTAAATTTATTCATCATGCCCAATACAGAATTATCCTTATATTGAATTTTAAACTCATCAAAATCAAAAAATTTTGAATTATTTTCATTTACATATTTATATGCTAAACAAAATGGGTCATTAGAATTATAATTTTGTGTAATCAAATATTTCATGGATTCATTTAAATAATAATATCCAATTGTACAATTAAAAGTAATATTAACATTTCTATTAATATTTTTGAATACATTATCTCCACAATAAACAATATTTTTTTGTTTTTGAATTGATATTTCTTGTAAATTAATACAATCTTCAAAACATTTAGAATTTATATGTGTAATAGATAATGGTAATTTAATATGCGTTAAACTTTTACAGCCTTTAAAACATGATTCTCCTAAAATTTTTACTCCTCTTGCAATCATAACTTCATTTAAATTATTACACATATCGAAACAATTTGAACCTATATGAGATACAGAACCATTTATAAATATAGTTGTCATATTAATACACCCTGTAAAACAATAATCTTCTAATATTTTAACACTTGAACCAATTATAACTTTTTCTATATTTTCTTGATTATTATCCAGCAATGATGAAGAAAAAATGGTTATGTCTTTTAGAATAATTGGTTCATTAGAATTAATAACATATAATACTGAATCCATATTATATAATAATATAATTATTTTATATTATAGTAAGGGCGTCTAAATCACCATTATATATGTTAATTTAATTTATCAAACTAGCCTCTCTTACATAACCAATTCTTCTGCTTTTTAGTTTTCTGCAAAATTTTCTTTTAGTTCCTTTTGTTCTTTTGCAACCAAATTTTCGGGTACATTCCGAAACTTTGCGTCCACGACATTGAGAACGCTTAACATGACTACGGTAAATTTGCTTTCTAGTATTAGCTCTTTTCATTATATATATATAATATAAAAATATTTTATTCTATATTTTATTTGTTAGTTTATCATTAATGTTTCTTCTTTATTATTGTTATTTACATTGTTATTTACATTGTTATTTACATTGTTATTTACATTGTTATTTACATTGTTATTTACATTGTTATTTGTTACAACTTCTAGTTTAACTGGTTTTTCAATATTAGGTTCACTTAATATGGATTCTTTCATTTTTTCTAAATTTTGTATTTGTTTTTGTGCTGTATCTAGAATTTTTTGTTCTACAATTGTTTCATATATTTTAAGACCAGTTATATAATCATTTTCACATGATAAATATAATTGTATTATTAGTCCACGTGTTTTTACAATTAAATCTTGCAACCCTTTTTCTGTTAATGTTGGATTTATACGTATTTGTTTTTTGTTAGTTTGTGGGTCAATTGTATATACAAAAATAGCATTAATAATTTTTAACAATTCTTGTTGTCCTAAATTTGTCTTTTTTATCATTTCTTTAATATTATTTGCATAATCTGCAAATAATTTTTCAGATAAATTGCCCTTTACTTTGCGTTCAAACATTGGTTCTGAACCTTGACATTTAGGCATTTTATTATATTCTCTTAGCTTAATGTTATCAAAGCTTTGTATATAATCTGGCATATCTTTATTACCAGTAAATACTTGATAAAATAATTTTAAATCTTTTAAAAAATCTTGTTTTGATTTTTCAGACATGCCTTTAAATTGTCCTGTTTCAAAATCATAGTTATCATCATAATACAATTCTTTTAATTCTGGAATTCCTGGTTCATCTTCCAACGTTTTTGATTCTCCTACATCATTTAAATTGCTTTGACAAAATTTAGGTCCAATTTCAATAGAATTTTGATTTTGATTTTGATTTTGATTTTGATTTTGATTTTGATTATTTTTGCCCTTTAATATGTTAATTCTGTTATCACATATATTCATTTTATAAATACTTCTTGGTGCATTTACAGGTATATTTCCTTTTTCAAATAAATTTGCCTTCATTGTATTTCCTTCTGCATCCTTATAAACATAAATAGGATTAATGGTCATTACTATGGCTGCAAATAAATGTGCAATTTTAATATAAAATTTAGCAATAGACAAACAAATTCTTTTTTTCTTAATTGAGTTTTGTATATCAAGTTTTGTTAGTTCATCTTTATCAAAAAAGACTACATTATCTTTAGATGTTTCATTTATTTCTTGTCCGTCTTTAATTCTTTGAGCTAAATAAGTAATTTCTAAATCAGTGAAATATCTTTGAATAATATCGGATGTTAAAATAACAAGTTTATCACAATATGTTTTATCATAAAGTTTTCTTAAGCTTTTAAAATCTAATGTCAAAATATATTGTGTAGCAATATAATCTAACACTTGTCCTAATGGTTTTGGTTTTAACACATTTGGATTATTTTCTTGATTATTTGGTTGATTTGACGATGTTTGGTTACCCATATAATACTAACTTATAAAAAATGTTGTGTAAAAATGCAATTCCAATTAGTCAAAGTTTTCTAAAGGATTTATAAATGTGATTTTGAACGCACTTGTATGTATTATATTATATTGAAATAAAATTGAATTAAAAATATATAATCTAAATGAAAGAAAATAATGATAATGAACAAAGAATATAGCAAAAAGAAAAAAGATAATAATATTGACAAAGTAAAATTATGGAATATATTTGATACTGAAATAGTAAATCCTGAAAAACAAAAAGAACCTTTAGAATGTTTATACAGAACTATTTCGGATCGAGAATTTTGTGAAAGATGTGAAAGTATTTTACGATTTTCCGATGAAGGGTTTCTTACATGTACTAACAACAAGTGCGGCATTATTTACAAAGATCGTCTTGATAGTTCAGCAGAATGGAGATATTATGGCGCCGATGATAATCAAAATTCTGACCCAACACGTTGTGGAATGCCTATTAATCCATTTTTAGAAGAATCATCTTTCGGATGCAAAATACTTTGCATTGGTAAATCCAGTTATGAAATGAGGAAAGTAAGACGATACACGGAGTGGCAATCAATGCCATACAAAGAAAAATCTCAATATAATGAATTTCAAGATATTACAATTTGTGCTCAGAATGCTGGCATGTCAAAGAAAATTATTGATAACGCAATCATGTATCATAAAAAAATATCTGAAAATGATGCAACATTTAGAGGTGACAATAAAGACGGTTTAATTGCGGGTTCTGTGTATTTGTCGTGTCGTTCAAATGGTTGTCCAAGAACAGCTAAAGAAATAGCAACCATCTTTCATCTAGATATTACAAGTGCTACACAAGGATGTAAAAGAGCACAAAGCATATTAAATAATCAAGAATCAGAATTGGCAAATAATGATAAGAGTTCATTTTGTAAAACAAAGCCAGAAGCATTTATAGAAAGATATTGTACAAAGTTGAATATCAACAATGAACTAACAAAATTGTGTCAATTTATTGCAGTAAAAATAGAAAAAAATGATATGATGCCTGAAAACACACCTAATTCAATAGCTGCTGGCATAGTGTATTTTATTGCACAACTTTGTAAAATAAATATTAGTAAAAAGGAAGTTAAAACTATCAGTGAAATTTCAGAAGTAACTATTAACAAATGTTATAAAAAATTAGAAAAAATGACAGAAGAATTAGTACCAGCTATTATATTAAAAAAATATGGGCAAAATGTATAGTTTGTATTTTGGAATTTAGCGTAGAATTTAATATATAATTAAGTAATTATATATTATGCCATTTATACCAAAAATAGTATTTATTGTTCCCTATAGAAATCGTCCACAACATAAATTCTTTTTTTCCAATTATGTAAAAACGGTTATGGAAGACATTACTGATTATGAAATTTATTTTTCCCATCAATGTGATGTTAGAACTTTTAATAGAGGAGCAACCAAAAATATTGGGTTTTTAGCGGTTAAAAATAAATATCCGAATCATTATAAAAACATTACATTTGTATTTAATGATATTGATACGATTCCTTTTTCAAACATTTTTAATTACGAAACTACTTCTGGTACTGTAAAACATTTTTATGGTTTTAAATACGCATTAGGCGGAATTGTGGCTTTAAAAGGCGCTGATTTTGAAGCTACAAATGGTTACCCTAATTTTTGGGGATGGGGTATGGAAGATAATGTATTGCAAAAACGTTGTGAACAAATTGGATTAACTATTGATAGAACTCAATTTTATCCAATTGGAAGCCCTGAAATACTTCATTTATTCGATGGTGTATCCCGTATTATAAACAGCAAGGACCCTTGGAGGGCTACAAATGATAATGGAATTGATGGTTTAAAAACAATCAATAAATTGAGTTATACAATTGATAAAGAATCTAGCAATCATTTAGATAACATATATACTCTGGAATCATCTAATATTTTTATCATAAATATATCAACATTTATGACAGGTATTAGATTTGAGCATGATAATTATCATAAATATGATTTACGAGAACCACCCAGAAAAATAATACATCCTGATAAGATTAGAACTAACAAAATAGACAGTATTACGGATGATTGGACAAATATTCCATATTATCCGTCTGCTGAAAAAAAACAGGAATTAATTAATCAATACGGAATAGAAAAAACAGATGAAATAATAGAATATAATTTAGACCATTCTAATAATCCTATGGTACCAAGTTTGCCACCATATTTGCAACAACAACAACAATACCAACAACAACAACAACAACACCAACACCAACAACAACAACAATACCAACAACAATACCAACAACAACAACAACACCAACAACAACCTAATATGCATCAAGATTATTTAGAACAAATAAAATTATATAATGAGTCTTTAAGGGTTAAAAATTCAAATCAAAGAATTATACCAACCAATGTAAACAAATATTCTAGAGAATATGCTAGCATTATTGCTGCCCGACCACGTGCAACAGCATCGGTCAATATTCGTATGGGAGGAGTATATTAAAAACAAACCAAAATAAAATAAAAATATAGTCGTTATCGTTAAATCATAATAATTATAATATGTATTAAATAATATATTTATTATGCCAATAAATAAAATAGAAGATATAACCAACATATTTTATATAAATTTAGAACATCGGGTTGACAGAAAAATGCATGTAGAAAATGAATTAACTAAAATAGGATTATATAACTTTCAACGTTTTAATGCAATTAAAATGAATGATGGGGCTATTGGTTGTAGCATGAGTCATTTTAAAGTTCTGCAAAATGCATTAATTAATAATAGTGACCATATTTTAATTGTTGAAGATGATATTTCCTTTTTAGATGCAGAATTATTTAAAACACAATTAAATAAGTTTTTTCAGTCAAATTTGAAATGGGATGTAATATTATTTGCAGGAAATAATATGCCGCCTTATCAATATGTAAACGACTGTTGTGTTAAAGTATCAAGATGTCAGACTACAACTGGTTACTTAGTAAATGGGCATTATATTAAAATTTTATTAAATAATATAAAAACAGGTTTAACACATTTATTGAGTAAACCAAATCAACGAACAACATTTGCAATCGACAAGTTTTGGTTTGTTTTGCAGCAAAATGGAAATTGGTATTTAATAACTCCATTAACTGTTATACAACGTGAAGACTATAGTGATATAGAAAAAAAAAGAACGCAATATAGAAATTCAATGTTAGATTTAGATAAAAAACAATTATTTGATGCAATTAGATTACACAAAATAAGAGAACTAACTAACAACAAAAGATAATATAATGCTGTAAAATATGTTATTTAAAATATAAATAATATTATAAAATGTTTAATTTTTCTATGTCAAAAACCCAAATAAAACCAATAAAACCAATAAATATGCTTACAATAGTTACATGTTGGTATGTAGTAAAATCAAAATACTCTCACGAAAAATATGTTAGTTGGATAAACAATTTGTTGTCAATTGTAAACAATTTTAATTTAGTTATTTATACTGATTTAAATTCATATAAATATATTTATCATTTTACAACATTATCCAATAATCCAAATATTATGGTGGTTTTTAGACAATTTCATCAATTTTATACATATAAATATAGGGACCAATGGATAAATAATCATAACAAAAGTATAATGCAATTACATAAAATTACTGACTGGAAATTAAATATGATTTGGAACGAAAAAATATTTTTTGTTCAAGATGCATATCATAAAAATTATTTTAATGCACCCTTATATGCTTGGTGTGATATAGGATATTTTCGTAATAATATTGATGACCTAAATACCCAATTTTTGTATAATTGTAATTGGCCCAACAATCAAAAACTAAAAGAAGAACCATTTACAATTCCAGTAATACATTATGGATGTGTTCAAAATGATAATAATGAATTTTTAAAAATATCCACAATCATTAAAAAACATTATCAAACAAAAAAAACAGAAAAACCAAATTCAGACCCTAATCCAAATTATGATTGTGTATGTTTTGCAGGTGGATTTTTTTTATTACAAAAACAATTAATTGATTACTATGCAAAAATATATGTAGATAAACTAGAATATTATTTTGCTAATAATTATTTTATTAAAGATGACCAAACTATTGTTAATGATTTGATATTTACAAATCATAATTTATTTTATATACATAATGAAAATACAAATTATAATAATTGGTTTATGTTTCAGAGATTACTATGTTAGTTAGTTTAGATAACAATAGTATTATAAATTTAATTTTAATTCGTCTGATATTGATGTACTATTTGATAGTAAAATATGTCCAGCAAGTAACAACCCTTGCATAGCAAGGCTAGGTATATTGTTTCCTAAATCCATATCACTTGATTTGCCTTTATTATAGATATTAATAGCCTTATTTATAGCCTCAATAATGTCAGGGGTAGATGTAGATGCAGCCTTAACAATATCATTTACAAAGGTATCTATTATTGGATAGTATGCTATTGAATTTGTGTGAACATTTGTTATAACGGTTGTCTTGTCAGCATTTGCATTGGATGAAGCTTCAGACGCATAGTTTGAAGCAGCATCAGCTGCTAACTTTGCATTATCTAAAGCTTTTTTGGCACTTTCAACGGCAGCATCAGCATCTTTAAATGATTGAGGTATATATTTCTCTGCAATAAACTTTCTAACTGCATCAGCGCCAGCAGCTTTAGCATCAGCTTCAGATGCATTTGGTGTTACTTGTTTAAAATCAGATATAGTTTTTTTATAAATAACCAAAGCAGGATTAGTGACTTCATTTTCAATATTTTTTGTAAAACTTGTAGAAATGCCATTCCCTTTGTTAACAATAGAAGTAGAATTATCAGCATTTTTATTAATTTCAGAAAGTTTATTTGAAAGTTCTTTAACAATATCACTTTGTTCAGATATAGTAGCACTATTTGATACAATATTAAAAATGGCATTTGCAGAACTAACAATATTTTCTGATTTAGCAATAGTCTCATCTAAAGATTTAGTGATATCCAAAAAAGATTCAGAAATCTTTTTATCAACTGAATTAACATAACCTTCAATATCATTAACAGATACAGCTGTTTTTAATGCAAGAGAATACCCATCATCTATTAAAGAGTTTGTTTGTTTAGCTATATCCTCTAATCCAATTAAATTCATGAAGTTTAATGTTGTGATAATGGTATCTACACTAAAATTTTGAGAAATACTATTAGCATTATTTACAATAGCGTTTAATGCTTTATATTTAGCAGCATCAGCATTAGCCTTATTAACCGCAATTGAAACTTTATTAGATTCACTAAGTAATTTCTTTGCAGCATCTAATGCTGTATCCAACTTATCTTTTGCATTTGCATCACCACTAGCAGCAGCGTCTACTGCAGCTTTAGATACTTCTATTGTATATTTTCTAACTTTTTCAAGTTCATTAGTCATTGTTTTCACAATATTAGCAGAAATTTCTGCTTCTGTATTGGCATTAGAAGCAAGTGACTTGTTAGTTTGAAGAACAGATTTAATTTCGGCTAGTTTAATATTATCATCGTATACATTTACTAATACAGAAGCAAGTTCATTGTTTTTGCTATCAGTTGATTCTTTTAGAGCATCCTTAATAGTCTTAGAAGCAGTTTTACATGCTTCATATGCTTTATTTGCTTCGTTAACTGTATCATTAGCTGCTTTTGCAACTTTAGTAGCATCAATAGCGTTGTTAACTTCTATAATCCAAGCATCGATTAAATCTTTTACATTTGTTAAATTAGAATAATAAAAAAGTTGAGCATCAAAAGGGGTTTTAGGATTAACATCAGAAGTTTCTTCTTCATTATCATTTACATTGGCATTTTGTACGTTAACATATGTACTGTTTGAGATTTCAGATGCAAACTTAGATGCTTTTAAACTAATATCTAATATTAATTGGAACATTTTAGGGGTTTTTATTGTAATACCGGTAATAACTCCATCTTTTTTAGTATAATCATCGGATTCAGAACCACCAACTTTGTCATAAAAATTGATTCCAACAGCTTCAGAAGCTAAAGCTAAAATAATAAGAGTTACAGGCATTTTATTATTTTCATAAGTAATTTCTTTTATTACTAGTTCTGATAATAATATCATGTTATCAAATATTTGATTTATGTAAAATATTGTTCCACTATTCATTATAAATGTATAATCTATAAATTCTAAAATATTTAACAAAGTTAATAATACTACCAATAAAAATAGCAGCATGTCGTCGTCTGTTACAATAGAATTAATAATTTTACTGGATATAATATCGTAATTTTGGGTAGCTTTATCTAAAGCACTGTTTAACTTTTGTTTCTTGGTTTCATCAGTTAAAGTTTTAGAATATGAACTTAAGTCTTTAATTATACTGTTTAACTGTAAAAATATTACTCTGTAAGCAGATAAAACAGTAGGAAGGTTATTAGGTTTTAAATCAGCAATATTACCTGTTTTTTCTGAATTTATAGCTAATATATTTTTGTCTAAATGTTCTTTAATTTTAGACTCAATTTGTTGAGTTAAAAAATCATCAATAGAACTCGAAAGTTTACTTAACATTTTCTTAATTAAACTCATTATATATAATGAGTTTAATATATTTTTTTCAAAAAATAAAATTTTATTTTTTTATTTTTTTATTTTTTATTGGTTATTACTTATTTTAGTCCAATGAAACGGAAATAAGTTAGTTGTGTTATGTGTAACATCTTTACCAAACCATACATCAGGATAACAAACTATGTTTGAATTATTTTCATTTAAATATGCTCCCCACCAGCTAAATGTACTATTTGCTATTATATTATATTTACACATGCTTATCAATAACATTTGTTCCCAATCTGACAAGTCACAGATTGTATCTATATCTATAATACATTTAAAATTAAGTTTGTAATCACTTAACTGTGTTTTTAAATATGTTATAACTTTATTTGCTAAATATATATCTTCTTTTTCACAAAAGTATAATACAGTCAAACTTTGAATATTATTAGATGAGCAATTCATTATATAATTTAATGCATTTTCATAATATGTTTTACTTAAAATTGGATGTATATGTTGTAACTTCAAATAATCACCAAATCTAAAATGAAGTGCTATTGTATTATCAAAATCAATATTGTTATTATTGTTATTGGTTTCATCTATTTTTGTTTCATCAATTGTTAATCTCTTTATTTTATGTATTAGCTCCAACTTTCTTTTATCTAAACCAATTAGTTTACATATTTGTTTTTTATATTTATGAAAATACAAATAGCTTTGAAAATACCCAATTAATAAATCGTGAACATTTTCACCAGGAACTAACTCATATGTTTCATAATTAAATTCAAATTTGCTTTCTCTGTGCGCAACAAAACTGTGCATGTTAAACATCGTTTTTTCTTTTAAAAATACTTTTAAATTTGCCAAAAAAGTATTCCAATATGTATAACGAATTGTTGAACCATTTTCTCCATTTCCTATCTGAAATTCATTAAAAAAGAAAAACGGTGTTGAATTTTTTAGTGATAATGATATAACAGTAAATATTTGAAATAATTGATTTCCTAACCCACCCATTAACTTACATGTAATCATTTAGATAATTAATTTAATATATTTAAATGATTATAACTTATTATACATATGTAGATTATTTATATCCTTTTATTTTTTTTATATCATCTATAGGCATTAATGCTGCATCCAAATTAGAATCTATTTTTACTAATTTACTAGTTGTTTTTGTAATAGTAGGTGTAATAGTAGGTGTAATAGTAGGTGTAATAGTAGGTGTAATAGTAGGTGTAATAGTAGGTGTAATAGGTTTATTATAAATAGTTGTTGTATTTACTTTAAAATCATAAATGTCAATGACTTTTTGAACAATATCACTGCGTTCTATATCTTGCGAATCAAATTCAATAATTTTTACACTATTTTCTCTATTTTCATAAAAACAATTATATTTTTCAAATAATCGAACTTTTTCAATAAAATCATATAACCCATTATTTTTATATAAATCACTTTGCATAAGGTCACCAGTAATAACCATCTTTGTTTTAATGCCAATTCTGGTAGTTAACATTTTCATTTGATTTGGAGAGCTATTTTGCATTTCATCTGCAATTATAAATGAATTTTTAAATGTTCTACCTCTCATGAATGCTAAAGGACAAATTTCAATAATATTTCTATTTAGCAAAGAATCTAAATCAGTCTTAGAATAATATTCTAAAAATATATCAAAAATTGGTTTTGTCCATGGGTCCATTTTTTTAATAATATTACCAGGCAAAAATCCAATTTCTTCATCAACTGATACCGCAGGTCTTGTAATAATAATTTTATTTATAGAATCTGACTTTAATAATTCAATAGCTTTTAAACAAGCAAAAATAGTTTTGCCTGTTCCAGCGGGTCCAATTGCAACTATTAGTTTCTGTATATCATTGTTTAAATGTGTTACATATATTTCTTGATTTTTATTTTTTGGCTTATAATTAATAGTATTATGTGTTAATTTATCTTTTTTCATAAATAATATTGTATTTTGTTGTCTTTGTTTTAGTGTATTAAAATTATGAAAACTAGAACAAATATCTAAGTTATAAAACATAAAAAACAATATTATGAAAAAACAATTTTGAATCATATAATATCTAATAAATAAATATATTTAATACATTTATATATAAAATAATATATGAGCTATAAATCAAAAGTATCTTTTATAGAAAGAAAAATTGAAGTAACAAATATATTACAAAAATATCCAGACCGAATACCTATTATATGTGAAAAAAATCAGAAATCAAAGTCCACTCCAGAAATAGATAAAAATAAATATTTAGTTCCAAATGATTTAATAGTTGGACAATTTATGTATGTTATAAGAAAAAGACTACATATTGGACATGAAAAGGCAATATTTTTATTTATTAATGGTTATATACCACCTAGTGCGTGTTATATGCGTGATATATATAACAATTACAAAGACGACGATGGATATTTATATATTACTTATTCTTGTGAAAATACCTTTGGATTAGATTTTTGATTTGGTTTTTGATTTATTTTGAAAAAAAATAATTATTAAAAATCTTCAGTAAATTCAAACGCGGATTCTTGTCCGCTTTTGGTGGCTAATGCATATTCTGATACAGTGCGTTCAAAAAAGTTTGTTTTTGATTCAACGCTAATTAATTCCATCCAGTCAAATGGATTACCAACTCCATAAATCTTATTATATCCCAATTGCAAGCATAATCTATCCGCTACAAATTGAATATATTGTGTCATCATTTGGCTATTCATTCCAATAAGTCTGCATGGCAATGCATCACAAATAAATTCCGTTTCAATAGCAACTGCTTCTCTGATTAATTCATTAAAACGTTCTAATTGCATTTTATTTTGTAGTTTATCATAAAGCAATACTGCAAATTCACAATGAAGTGCTTCATCACGTGATATAAGTTCATTTGAAAACGTTAATCCAGTCATTAGACCGCGTTTCTTTAGCCAAAATATGCTGCAAAATGAACCGCTAAAAAAAATTCCTTCAATGCACGCAAATGCAATTAGCCTTGTTTCAAATCCGCTGTTTTTATCGTTTATCCATTTTTGTGCCCAATCGGACTTCTTTTTAATACAAGGATAGCACTGTATAGCATTAAAATACTTATGTTTGTCTTCTTTGTCTTTAATATACGTGTCAATTAATAAACTATATGTATGGCTATGTATATTTTCCATGGCTATTTGAAATCCGTAGAATGCCCTTGCTTCTGATATTTGTATTTCATTCATAAATCGTGCCGCTAGATTTTCTAATACAATTCCATCTGATGCCGCAAAAAACGCCAAAATCATTGAAATAAAATATTTCTCGTCACAATTTAATTTCTCCCAATCAGTAGAATCCTTACTTAAATCAATCTCCTCTGGACGCCAAAAACAATCGACTTGTTTTAAGTACATTTTCCAAATATCATCGTGTACAATTGGAAACATAACAAAGCGGTTATCGTCAGGAGTTAATAATGGTTCAGAAACAGTCTTAGTCATTCTAAATAATATAGAGATAAAATTTTAAGTATTAATCGTTTATTATAATAAAAATTATATTAATTACTTATATAAAATGGAGTTAGCACAACGAGATATAAACATGCTTGAAATAGAGGAAGTAATAAAAGAAAAAAGGAATTTGTTAGTTAGAAAGAAAAAAGATTTAGACAAAAAGGTAAAATTAAATGACTACTTAGTAAATGTAAGAGATGACTATGATAATTATTATAATTATATTTTGAAGGAAAAGCAGCAACAATATAATTCGATGTTATTATTACGTGATTATTTATCTGATATAATGTCTACAGATAAGTTGGTTAATGACCAATTAAGAGCAGCAAAACATGACCAAAAAGATATTGTTTCAGAAATAGATAAATTAAAAAAGGAGTTAGATGAGTTGATTGCTTGAATGTTTAAGCAATGTAAAATATTATATAACAATAATATATAATATATAATGAGTCAACCACAACCACAACCACAACCCCCAAATCAAAATATATTTGAAGGTCCGTTTGCAGCATTTGGTCAAACTATTACAGGACTTAAAGATAAGATTTCTCAAATACAAGCTCAGCGCGTTATAAACAAGGACGCAATTAAAACAAAATTAGGTGAATTGGGAAGAAACATAGATGAGCTAGTAAATCAAACAAACCGTAAATTAGCACCATTAGCTGCTAGAAATGCTGAATTGAATCAGCAAGTGCAATCACAACAGCAACAATTGCAACAACTTCAGCAACAATTGCAACAACTTCAGCAACAAACACAAGGTTTGCAACAGCAAAACCAGCAACTAACACAAGAGAGGCAACAATTGCAGCAAGATTTAGAACAAGCACGGCAACAATTGCAACAAGTTCCAGGATTGCAGCAGCAAATCCAAGAATTAAATGGTTCTATACAGCAAAAAGACGAGCAAATTGCGCAAATAAACCAGGACATGAATAATATAACTGACAAAATAGCTCAAGTTAATAATGCATTATTATCTGAAATAGAAAAGTTGAATGATTTAATAGGAAATAGAAGCAATGAAGAAATATTTAATATTATTTCAGAGTTGCAAGCAAAGCTAACTAACATAATTGGTATATTTAATAATACTGCTGTTGGTGGTTCTAGAAGCAAAAATAACAGTAAGAAACCCACTAAGAAACACACTAAGAAAAATAATAATAAACAAAAAGGTGGATATGTGTATAAAACAAGCAAAGATTTGGAAAGTTCTAGTGCTGTAATATCTTCATCTTCTGGTAAAAGTAGAAGGACTAGAAGAAGAAGGGGAACAAACAGTAGAAGTTCTTCAACAAAAAATGATTCCAATGATTCTAGTTCAAAAATGTCTGATTCTTTTTTTGTCAAAAGAAAGAGAACTAACAAATAGGAAAAATACTTAAAAACAATTTAATATAATGTAGTATATGTATAGTACGCTAATATTGCAATTATGTTTAATATATGTTTTTCAGAATTGCACTAATAAAACATATTCAAATGTTAATTTTACTAACATATATAATTCAAAACAAATATTTAATTGTGCAAACTCAGAACAAGTTAGAGCAATGAGTCGTCGTAAATACTATAAAAAGGTGAAAGACCAAAGTATTTTAGAAAATATGCATAATATGCAACTTGTAAAGCATTATGTTAATCAATTTGAAAATATGCATATGGGTAATCAGAATACATCAGTAACCCTAATAAATAAATTAGACAATTCTAATAATAAAAATATAAGTGCTACAAATATAAGTGCTACAAATATAAGTGCTACAAATATAAGTGCTACAAATAATAATACTATTTTTATAGAAGGTTATGAAGTACTAACTAACAAAATAGAAATAGAACAAGACACAGAAACAAATGCAAATATTTTATATATAGATACATTTAATGTATTTGTTATAATTTTATATATAATATTTATTGACTAAAATAATTATTGACAAAAAATAATTATTGACAAAAAATAATTATTGACTAAAAATTAGTAAATTTATTTTATACTAATAGTATATAATGAATTTATCTAGAGAAGCATCTAAACTATTAACTAACAAATATTTTTTGTATTTTATTGTTTTTCTATGTGCTACAAATTTGGTTGGATATTTAGCAACTAATAAATATAATGCTATTGTATTTTTTGTGTTAATAGCTTTATTGACATATCAATTTAGTAAAAACATGGCTGTTATTTTGTTAGTTGCATTGCTTTCAACCGGTTTTTTAATGTCAGGTAAATTAATTCGTGAAGGAATGGAATCTGGTTCAAATATGAAGAATGCAGTTGAAAAGGCTGGAGACATTGACCCCCAAATTAAGGCAGCAACTCAAGCACTTAATGAAACAAATGATGTAGAAAAGGCAAAAGAAAGACTTAGTAGACCAGATACATTAAGTAATAGTGAAGGTCCAACAAAACCTAAAGATCCTAATAATCCTGATTTAAATACATCTGATGAATCAGGTCCTGAAGGTTTTAGTTTGGAGAAAGGTTCAAAAACAAAGGGTAAATCATCTAGTTCTGCACCACGTTTAGATTATGCTGCTACATTAGAAGAATCTTATAAAAATTTGGACAATATTTTAGGAGGTGATTCTATACAAAAGTTGACATCGGATACTCAAAAGCTTATGGCTCAACAGCAGTCATTGTTTAATACAATGAATAAAATGGTTCCAGTTTTAGAAGGTGCTCAAAATATGTTGAAAGGTTTTGATATGAATAGTTTGTCTAAATCTCTTCAACAAGTTGGTAATTTAGGAGATATTAAGTTGCCACAATTAAATAAATAAGCAAATGAATAAATAAATATGAAGTTGCGTTAAGTAACTAACTAACAAATCAATTATGTATAAATATTACAATATTATAATTTATTCTTCTATAATATAGTAATGAAAAAGTGTCCACCAGGAGTATTTTGTATTCAAAATTTAACAATAAGTTTTTTAATAATAATAGTTTTGTTAGTTGGTTTTATAGTTTATTCGAATTTAAAACAAAAAAATGCTTATACTCGTAATGAAAATATAGATATAAATATAAATCAAAAACCATCAAACAATCAAGTATTAGGTTGGTTGCCATCGTATCCTTATAACAATTTATATAACTCCTTTATGTCTATCCCTGGTAACAATGTATTACAAGATGCATATATTCCTCCATTAAGTGATGAACGTTATTTTGTGTCTGCTCCAATGGTTCCTATAAATGTATCAACTAACATAGGTGCAGTTCCGCCAGATACAAGTTATAGACAAGTAGGTATTATGACACCATTAAGTGGTGATTCTAAAGATAATATTTTGCCGTTAATGGGTCGTCCCTTATTTACAAATAGGGATAAATGGCAATATTATGCTATATCGAATCAGCATAACAATGTCAAATTGCCAATATCATTTCAAGGTAAAAGTGCGTTAAGTGATTATGGTGTGAATCAAATATTTAGCGGTGACACTGTTTATGTAGAAGGATATAATGAACCGTTTACAGTAACAGTATATGAAAATGATACAATTCGATATTTGCCGTTTGTATAACGGCCGTCATTTGGAGGATAATAAAGTATGGCCCTGGTTAGAACCAATGTTTCAACGTTTTATTTTTTAAATTAAACATTTTTTTATCTTTTGCAGTGTTAGTATGATTCAATAATTTAATATCTTTCTTAAATCTTCTTCTAGTTTGTTTATCTGATTTTGGTTTATCTAATTGTTTTAATAATCTAAATTTTGTTAGTTTCATTATTAGTTAGATAAGATTTTTTTATTTAGAAAAATCTTCATACAACTTTAATTATATTATTAAAGTTGTATTATTAAAGTTGTATGCTCTAAATATAATATATTATTTATATAAATGAGTTGTCCAACTGCCACAGCACCTATAAATATTAGTTTAGCTAATGTATCAGGAAAATGTGATTTAAAATGTGATTATAAATTTAATTATACAACTAGTTCATGTAGCGCAACTAACAGGGACAATTATATTTCATTATCTTATGATAATCAAACAAGCAGCCCTGTTTTATATAATTCAGTGGGTTATAATGTTCAAGAATTGAGAATATATACACCTTCTTTACACTCATATTCTGGTACAAAAACTGATGCTGAACTTATAATTATTCATAATTCACCTAGCGGTTTAAAACCTTTGTTAGTTTGTATTCCTATTAGAACATCTAATGCAACCAGTATTAGCTCTAATCTATTTACAACAATTATAAATATAATGTCTGCTAATGCGCCTTCAGATGGTGAAACAACTTCTGTAAATTTTGATAATTATAATTTAAATAATTTAGTTCCTAAAAAACCCTTTTTTTCTTATACAGCAACAGAACCGTACCAACCATGTTCTGGTTCAGTGGATTATATTGTCTTTGGACCAGCAATATCAAGCTTAGATATTAATTCAGACACACTTCAAACAATGAAAAAAATAATTAAAGCAAATGAATATGATGTAAAAAAAGGACCCTTACTATTTTATAACGGTAAAGGTCCAGGCCAAGGAGGGGCTGGTGGGGATGATATATACATTGATTGTCAGCCAGTTGGAACATCTGATGAAACAGAAATAGTTATTACAGATAATGGTTCATCTTATGATTATACAATATACGATGTTTGGAATAGCCCTTTTTTTCAGTTAATTATAGCACTAATAGTTTTTTCATTATTGTTTTATTTGTTGAGTGTAATATTTTCTGCATTGAGAAGCCAAAAAGGAGGTGTAATAAATCAAGGATTATCTCTATCTACAAATAATATAATATAAGTTTATTATATATTGTATGGGTGATTTATCAATATTTAGTAGCAAGGTTTTAGAAAAAGGACTAAATTATTATATAGTTCCAGTAAATTATCCTTTATTTAAGGCAAACAAAGTGTTAGATAGAGGTTCCATTGTTAGTTTAAAACCAAATAGACCCTATTTTTTTGGTTTAAAGAATTCTGACCCAGAATATATTGATGATTATGAAAGGGAATATGGTGTAATATTTGAATTTATAACTACAAGAATCTATAAATTGGTTGCTTTAGATGACAAAGTAAGTCAAACTACATTGTATAATTCTGCTCCTGAAGATATTAAAATGATATTGGAATCTAATTATGGATTAAATACAGGAATAAGAAATTCTGTATCAGAACCTGACCGTATAATTTCAGACTACATTTGTTCATTAGGTTATGATGGTTATGCTATAAATTATATGAAAACAGATAATATAGGAGGTACTTTTCATCCTGAACTCATGATTTGTAATGCAGATGGTGTTCAATATGTAGGTAAAGTGACGCCAGATAGTCGTGTTGACAGTATTATAGAAAGAGGTAAAATAGAGAAGCTTTCTTCACAATTGAAACAATCAAGAAAGAAGAAGCCAGAATCATTATCATCACCTCCAAAAATGCGTCGACTAACTTTTGGTCAAACAAATAACAATAACAATAACAATAACAATAACAATAACAATAACAATAACAATAATAATAATCCAAATATAACACCACCGCGAAATCAAGGTCAAAATATAAATGCTAATGGTATAAATCGTTTAGCATTTTCAGATAATGAAGATGATGATGAAGCATTTGAAATTAAAGGTAAAATAAATTTTGATGAGTTTGGTGGAAGTAAAAGAAAATCTAAACTAACAAAAAAGAGAAAATCAAAGAAATCAAATAAATCAAAGAAAAGAACTAGTAAAAGAAGAGTAAAATAAAATAAAAGAAGATAAATTTATTACATCTAGTAAAATATAATATTACACCTTTTCTCATTTAAAACGCCCATTTTATTAAGCAAAAAATAAGAAAAAATGTAAAATCAATAGTAGGAATTTCACCTACGATGGTCTTACTTATGAGAAAAGATGTAAAAATATTATATGTTACATATTGTTTATTTATAAGGTCTTACCATTGTAAAGTCTTACAATAATAAAGGTTTATTTACATAGTGCTCAAAGGCGCAGCATCGTGAGTATCATCTAATGCAGGTTTGTAAGGTGACTTTACATAACTGGAATTGAACTTTTGAGTTGTCATATTTTTGACAACTTCTTGTTCTAAAGTATAAGGAAATTGATTGGCAGAACTAAAAGGAGTCCATTTCTTTTGTTCAGTTGGATAATATTCTTCTAAAGCAGCCATGCCAGTTTTAACAGAAGAACTCCTTATAATTTGGTAAGCAACTAACAAGCCTAAAACACCTAAAATAGGGTTAGAATATGCAAATAACATTAACGCAACTAAAGATACAACAACTTTACCAATTGTGGTGTCAATTATTTGGGCAAACATTTGAGGCATTCTTAAGCCTAAAAGTAAATAAATGACAAATAAAATAGCTAAAACAAGTTGTGGCATATTTTTCTTTTCTGTTAATTCACTAAAATACTTCATCTTATAACATATTTATAGATTTTATTTTTTTATTTTTTATTGATGATAATATAATACAAATATAATAAATAAACCAAAATAAATGCTCTATTATTTTATTTGTTAGTTAGTGTTAGTTATAGTATTTGTAAAAGACATATAAATATAAACTAACATATTATATCATATTAGTTAACAATATGAAGACACAAATAAAACAAAAACAAAAACAAAAACAAGAAGAAAAAGAAAAACAAATAATGCCACAAAATATAAATACATATTTGGGTCAAAAAGGTTACACTATTTTAAAGTCTGATTTACCTATTGAAAAACAAATATGGATAAAGGAACAATTAATGGTAAAGCCATATGTTCCTGGTTCACCAGTGCAACTAGAGAAAGTATTTCCTGTTTATCGTGAATCGGATAAGAAGTTATATTTGCCTCGTTATTATGGTGAAGAACTATTTGGTCCAGCAAAGGAAGTAAAAATACCAGAAGGTAATAATATAGATTTGCAATTTAACGGTACTTTACGAGATTATCAGGAGCCAGTTATAAATAAATTTTTAAATCATTTAAATTCTTCCAATAGTATTGGTGGATTATTAGAATTATATTGCGCATGGGGAAAAACATCTGCTTCCCTCTATATTTGTTGTCAAGTAAAAAAGAAAACATTGGTAATTGTTCATAAAGAGTTTTTGATGAATCAATGGATAGAACGTATAAAGCAATTTATTCCAAATGCACGAATTGGTAAAATACAAGGACAAACAATAGATATTGAAGATAAAGATATTGTGTTATGCATGTTGCAAAGTTTAGTTTTAAAGGATTATCCATCATCAATGTTTGATTCATTTGGGTTTACTATTATAGACGAAGTGCATCATATATCGAGTGAGACATTTTCAAATGCTTTGTTTAAAGTAGTAACAAAATATATGCTTGGATTATCAGCTACAATGAATAGAAAAGATGGAACAACAAATGTGTTTAAAATGTTTTTAGGTAACGTAATACACAAAGCTGAACGTAAAAATGAAATAGATGTAGAAATACGTGCAGTCACATATAAAACAAATGACGAAGAATTTAATGAAACAATATTAGATTATAAAGGACAAGCTCAAATAAGTTCAATGATAAGTAAATTATGTACTTACAATAGACGTACAGAATTTATTATAAAATTATTAACTGATTTTATAAGCGACGAAGATGTAAATGAACATGATTACAAAAAAAATAAAGAATTAATGGATAAGAATAAGCCTCAATGTGAAATGTGTAATTCAAATAATAATTATTTGCTAAAAAATACATGTTGCAATTGTGTTAAGTATTGTTTGTTATGTTTAGATAAAATAAAGCCTATAATAAAAGTAACGGTTACTAAAACTGGTCAAGAACGAAAGGTTACTGAACGTCCAAAATGTCCACATTGTAAAAAAGTGTTAAAATATGAGCAATATTATATTGAAAATCCTCATGTAAAACCATTGGAAAAGTGTCAAACAATAGTGCTTTCACATAATTTGAATATATTGGAATACATTTATAATAAATTTGTTTGTAAAAATTTGGCTTCAGTGGGTTATTATGTTGGCGGAATGAGTGAACAAGAATTGAAAATATCTGAAACAAAACAAGTTGTATTAGCTACATATTCAATGGCATCTGAAGGTTTAGATATTCCAACAATGAATGCTGAATTTTTAATAACACCTAAAACAGATGTAGTTCAAACAGTTGGTCGTGTATTAAGAGCAAAGCATAAATATTGTGACCCGATTATATATGATATAGTGGATAGTCATGATACATTTCAGAAGCAGTGGTTGAAGCGTAAGAAGTTTTACAAGACGCAAAATTATAAGATAATAAAAACTGATAGTTATAATTATAATATAAATGTAGATAATTGGAAGGTAGACTATGACCCAAATGCAAATGGAAATAAAATGAAGTCTGCATGTAGTAGTGAAGCAAAATTGAATTCATTTGTAATTAAAAAATGCAATGGTAGTAGAAATTTAACAGAAAAAAGTATTACGTCAGATAGTGATGAAGAATGTAAATCAGAGGAAGAAAATGAAGATGAAGATGAAAATTCAAAAGTAGGAATAGGAAAATGTTTACTTAAGTTCAAAAAGTAAATATATTATGAAAAGTACTTAAAGAGTCTTTAAGTTGCAAAAAATAATATATTAATTTTTGATTTGAGAAATAGTTACTTTTTTGGATAAATTGGAAACAATTTTATTTAAGTTTTTGTTAGTTTCTTCTTTAGTTGTTCCGCACATTGAGTTTGAAATAATATGTAAAAATGTATCATTTTTTCTAGAATCTGCTTCTGAACAACCAGGATATTTTTCTTTCCAAATATTTATGTTTTGAATATTTTTATGCGCTACTTCTTTAATTGCTTTTATTAAAATAGGTTTTTCATTTGATTCTTTACTCCATACGTCTTCATTTTTGATATACATTATTTCACGTTTTAAGTCAGAACAATGAAATGGTCTTTCAGAAACCTCCATTTTACTTAATTTATTTAGTATAATATTACTAATACCTTCTGCGTATCCAACACGACCTACATTTTCTAAATCTTCTAATGTAGGTTGAATAGAATTAACAAAATCACTAATATTCATAGCATTTTTACATGTTTCATTTAGAAAAATCTGCAAGTTAAATGTTTTGTTATTATTATTATTATGAGAATTAATATTATTTGTGTTAATATTATTAATTCCATTTTCAATAACCTTAAATAACATTGATTTTATTTCTGTATTATCTTTAATCATTGACATAAAGAAATCCTTATCAATTGTAATGAAATTATTATTGACACTATTTGTATTTGTATTTGTATTTGTATTAGAACAATAAGTAGAATCTAAATTGTCTTCAGTATTTGGACATTTTTTTCTATGTTTCCATAATCCTGACTTATTTTTGTATGTTGCATTACAGTTTATACAATTGTGACCATGTTTTGCAGTGATTGCTTGTTTTGCTGGAAATTGCTGGAAAAAGTTTCCATTGGTTTCCAAAACATGTTTACGTGTCAACAAATGTTCTTTATAATTAGATTTCTTATTGGTTCTGAAGTCACAATAAATGCACTCAAAAATAGAGCTGGAAAAAGCTGGATTTTCGGTTTCCATTGGTTTCCTAAAATAGGACAATATTAAAAATGTCCAAAAAAAAAGCAAAAAATTATCGTCACGTATTTAACAATAGGTTTTCACTTTTGTGACGAGGTCGGTCTTAAATGGGCTTTTTTCTGGAAAATCTTTTAGGTTTTGAAAAATGGACATTTTTAAAAATGTCCAAAATTGAAAACCTAAAAAAAGTCTTAGAAAATATTTGTTACTGAAAGTTACTACCAGTATGCGTTGTAGGTTCTCTTACTGATTATGCTAAGGATTTTATAAATTAAAAATTATGAAATAATTTCAGTGTATTCTTTAAGTTCGTTTATAATATATATTTGAAACATACTTAAAGAACCACATTTTCCAAAAGTTGCCTTACATTTTTCACATATTTTTGGCAACTATACGAATACCATTGATGCCCACATGGCAAACAATTTTGCGCCCCGTTTTTTAACAACAATGCAAACATTAAGTCCATTTTTGATTGTTTGTAATCTACTAATTTTACATTGTTTTGTATACACTGATTTACATGTAATATAATGATTAACTTATCAAGACAATCACATGATACAGATTTGAAATGTATGCTAAAATTTACATTGTCAAAATCATTTTCTGTCCAAGTTCTTTTACAATCATCCAGCACACATTTTTCTAAATTGTACTTTTCACACATAATAAACATATTATTATATACTTTTAATATGTTTATTTACATTATTTTTACACCATATTTACATGTTAAATATTAATACAAATAATTAATTGTTTAATACCAACCCTTACTAGGTGTTCCCATTCCTGCACCAGATTTACCATATGAATTCAATGCATTGTGGTTCAAATTATCAATTGCATTATTAGACACATTACTGACAGGAGGTGGGTTAGCCATGCCAACTAAAGAAGGGCTTAATTTTCCACCTAAAGAATAAATATTATCAACAGGCATATTATTTTGATATTGAGAGTGACCACCCTTTTGACTGCGACTTCGGCTTCTTTTATTGCTGCGTTTAGCAGTTCTTTTATTGCTGCGTTTCACAAATTTAGAACGCACTCGACTCTTTAAATAACTAATACGACTTCTAGACATCTTATATTTCCTTGATATTTTATTTATTTTTTTTCTATTTATTTTACCGCCTTTTTGACAACCAGGAATATAAGACGCAGCTGCTTGAACATTGGATAAAGGTTCAGGCAAAACTCTTGGATTATTTGGTACCTGATTGCTGCTAAAATTTGCAGGATTATGTGAATTACTTGCATTTACATAATTTTGATTTAATCCAGAAAATAATGGACCATTATTTCCTATACTTTTGAACATATATATTATTACTATATTTCTTTTTTTCATAACCTTTATTTTCTTCACTTAACAAAGTTCTTAATTGACCCATCATAACCACTTTTTCCTTATTTTGAACGCACTTTTTAGGAACCCATCTTTTAAATTTGTCATTATATTCACATAATATTTTTACTGATTTTTCTAAATTTACGTATTTGTCTTCTCTTTCATCTTCAAATTCATTTTCTTCATCTGATTCTTCCAATAAATCTAAATTACCATTTTCTTTTATGTTTCTAAATATTCCATTCATAAATACACTTGTTTTATAGTCAGGAACAAATGCTACATCGTAATAATCATAATCATTTGCTTTGCCATTATATACATACAAATTATATATATCTTGTTCTAACCCCGCTTTCATTTTAAACACTAATGGTTCTACATTTATTGAAGATGTTTTTTGACCTGGCTTATAATATGAAAAAACACTAATTCTATTTAAATCTATGTTAATACATTTAATATGCTTTGTCTTATATGGCAACATTTCAATATTTCTTATTAAATTATTTACATCATTATCCATAACTGGCAATCCTAGTATCCAGTATTTTTTATTTAATGCATATTGACTAACATCTTTTACAAGCAATTGCTTAATAATATCTAATTTCAAATCATATTTATAAGTACTAATATCTTTTCCTTTGTAATAATAAATATTATCAATAGCAAAACAATTATTTGCCTTATATTTAAAAGTATGCCCGTATAAAATAGTACCAAGAATAAGTTTGTCTTTAAAACCAGTTTGTATAATAGTAGCTTTTATTGGAGTCTTACTATCTAACCCTGTTTCTAACAATAAACAAATATTATGTTCATTATAAGAAGTAAACCAAATATAATGCGGATTTGAATCTGGTCTTGCTAGATAAATAGTTGCATTATGAACTTTTTTATGCACTAATGTTTCATAAGAAAGTTCTAATTTTGGAAAATAATTTAATAATGCGCTTAAATCAATGTTCATTATTATATTATTTAGTAAATTATCTTTATATTATATTGTAATATATTTTTAGAAAGTTGCAAATCCACCAGTTAAACTATCTAATCCAATTACGTTAGAATTATCGTTTGAAGTATTTAGTTGTTTTTTTAAGAATGACTTTAATTCATCTTTCATAGAATTGGGCATACTCATATTTTCAGTTGGTAATAAATCAACGGCTGTATATGAATTGCGTTTATTATTGTTGGTAATAGTGTCAAATATATTTTGATATTTTTGACTTGGTGAATTTACTAAATCTTTTATTTTAGGAACTGTTAATGTATTTTTAAAAAATGATATCAAATAATGTACAACAAATATAAATATTATTGATATTATTGTTATTTGTATTATCCAAGCTAGCATATTATAGTAAAATATTAGTTTAACAAAGATAATAACATATTAATATCTTCTTTGAAAAAACGGTCATTAAAATCTATTTTTTCACCACTATAATCTAAATAATAGTCTATTATTTTACTACCTGAAGTTTCATGTAAACATTTTATAATTAATTTTAATAATGAATGTTTTTTATTTCCGATAAAAAAACAATGTTCTTTGACCTTTAATTCTATGTATTCTGTTGGAAACTGAGATAATATTTCTATTTTCTTTATGTTAGTTGAATCAATCAATAAATTGTATCCATTATAGTCTTTAATCACTTCTATTTTCTCTTCAAAATTTGGTTCTATTCTTATACATTTATTAGAAGTCAATATGTATTGGCCGTCATCTTTAGAATATAATTCTGAATAGGATTTATGAATATGTTGAAAAAGTGTATTACCCAAAAATTTATTTATATTTATTTTTTCAAGCATTATATTTACAACATAAATTTTCATGATTTATTTATATTATATATCCAATAAACTATTTAAACCCATTTTATATAAACATTCTATATAATTATGCCTAAAAGCATTACTTTAATTGTAGTTGAAAAAAATGGGGTATTAAGAAGTTTAACAGTAAAAGATTATAAAGAAGAAGAATTATATAAAAAATGCAATTTTAAAAAATCCGAAGGTTTTGTTATACAAACTGAATGGTCTACGAAGATAAATGGACAAAAATATACTATTGTTTTATATGCTAAATCAGATGGAAAAAGTGGTACGGAAAATAAATACGAATTTCCACCACCAGTTGATTCTAAACTGTTTTTCGGGGCATGTATTTTACTTTGTTATTTAAGAGATGATTCTGGCGAACGTAGTATATGTAATTTAAATATACTATTATGGACTGCTATTTATGAAAAACTATTTGGAGGGTTTGAGAATTTGAAGGAAACAGTTGAAGAAGATAATGAGGAAGAAGATGAATTGGAATGTGTGTCAAAAGAAAAGAAGACAACATCGGGTTATTTAAAAAATGATTTTGTGGTAGATAGTAGTTCAGATGTTGAAGAATATTACACAGAGTCAGATTTTTCTGATAATTATGAATCAAAATCAGAAAGCAATGATTTAGAAGAATCTGAAGAGCTAATATTAGAAGATATTGGTTCAGAATTGTCAGAAGAATCTTATGAATATAGTGATGATGAAACATAATTTTTTTTTGTAAAATAATAATGCGTTGTTATATTATAATGGGAAAGTTTAGACAAATCCTCGAAAAAACCTCTGAAATTATTTTAGAGCATCTTATCAAGAAATTAGATTTCGATTTATCTGTTAATGACGATGTAACAGATAATATTGTTCATACAAATGAAAAAGCTGATGCTCCTGCTGCTGACCCTACTTTTACTTATTATTTTAAATACTGTGTCGGTTCTATTATTTATCCATCATCGGCTCCAGCAGATATAGCAAAAACGTTATATCATGATGAATTTACAGAAAATCAATCTTTATTTAAGGATCCTGCAAAGAAGCAACTAACTTTAAGCCAAGTAATGAACTCCAATAATATTAAATGCGATGTTGATTGCGGACAATCAAAATTATATTCTACATCCGATATAAAATCCACAACCCAGTTACAAGGTATTTTGCAATATGTCAATACTTATTCAAGTGTAAGTGGATACGCAGATAACAATTCTGGGTTTAGACCAAATTTATTAGATATAAAATATAATTTTATTATTAATGATATTGCAACAAAACAAATAGGAACAATCAGTGCTGTATGTGTAACTGATGCAATTGATTCTAAAGGGCGTTTACTTGCAAATAAGGAAATTGAACTTAGAATTACTTATGGAAATGGTGCTTATGCTAATTCTACAGGTAAAATAGTAGTTAAAAATACTGGTGCAAATAAAGTTGTTAAAGTAGACTTTTATTTAGCAGATGTTGCATTGTCATCTGATATTTCCAGTCTAAAAACCCAACTTTCAGAGCTAACAACAAGACTTAGTAGTCTAGATTATGCGGATACAGGTTCTGTTCCAGCTTTAGATATGAGAGTCACTGCTCTAGAGCAAGTTGTATTTGCAGAGGGAGAGCTAGAAGAAGCAGAGGTAGGGAAAGTTGTACCTGCAGAGGTAGCTGTACTTGCATAATCATAGTTATAAAATTAATTACACCGTCCGAAAAGAAAAATGAGTTAACATTTTTCTTTTCGGTCGGTGTAATAAAACGTAGTTTCAGAAAAAATTGATTATAAAATAATAACTTAAATATAATGCAACATATTATATTTAATTAGAAAACAATGCCTATAAGAAAAATAGACAATCCTGAAAATTTTAGACAAAATATCAAGAATAAATTGACAGTTTTGTTTGATTCTGAAAAACATGCATCTAATTTGGAAAAAGGCATACATAACTGGGCTTTAAAAGAAGCATCAGATAAGAAAGTTGTAAAAAAATGGGATAATCCATATTTTGTTCAAATATATTTAGACCATTTGCGTAGTGTATATATTAACTTGAAAAATAAAAAATTAATAGATATGGTTACCAAAGGTGAAATAAAATCACATCAAATTGCTTTTATGACACATCAAGAAATGTGTCCAGAAAAATGGGAAGAATTACTTAAGGCAAAGAGTATAAGAGATAAGAATAAGTTTGAGCAAAACTTTGAAGCAGCAACTGATACATTTACTTGTAGAAAATGCAGATCAAAAAAATGCACCTATTATCAAATGCAAACAAGGTCAGCAGATGAGCCTATGACTATTTACGTAACGTGTCTAGAATGTGGTACAAGATGGAAGACAAGTTAAAATCAATAAAACAATGTAAAAAAATAAAACAATGTAAAAAAATTAATAAAAATAAAAATAAAAATATAGTAATTCAATAATATAGATGCATTATATTATTGAATCGGTATTTGTAGGATTATATTGTATAATTATTTATTTAATAATTAGTGTATTTTTTACAAATTCTTATACACAATTTTTAGTAACAGGATTTGCAAAACATTATGCAGGTTATTATATAGGAATACATACTTGGTATTGCAATAACGGTTATGCATGTAACCATAAAAACAAAAACAAAAACAAAATTGCTTTAAATAATGCATTAATAAAAACATCAATTTTAGAAGGGTTATTATTTTTGTTGGTTGGAATAAGCATAAAAAACTTTATACAAAATCCTATTTATATTTATTTTTTTATAGGTGTTACATTACATATAACATTTGAATTGTTAAATATTCATAGTTATTATTGTATGAATTATTGTATAAATTAGTGCAAACCAAAATTATAGATTTTATCCAATGTATTTAAACATTTTTTTAAATTAGCATGATGGTCATTATCTTCAAAAATAAAATCTTTATCCTTATAATTAATATTATTTTCAATTTGAATATTTATTGAAGATGATAATAATGAAATTGCGGATTTTTGAACACATGGTAAAGAATAATTCATTGCAAGCTCTGAAGTAGCAACTATTTCAGCCAACTCACTATCACTAATATTATTGTTATTATTTAAATCTATAGATTTAGATGTTTCATTTTTACAAGATTTAAGAAAAATTAATGATTTATCAATATGTTCTTTAACCTCTTGATTTAAAATTTCATCTTTATATTTATTATTTGTTAATAAATCTATAGAACGGTCTTTATTTTTTAGCAATGATATATTAGTATTAGTTTCATTTACAATAGTATATGCATTTTTAACTAATTTTAATGAATTTTTATAGAGTTTTGCTGGGTCCTTTGTCATTAAATCGTTATGATTGCATAAAATATCATCAGTAGTTTCAATATAATGACAAATTAAATTAACCAAATTATCAAGTTTATTTTGTAATTCTTGAATATTAACATTTAAAGAATTTATATCATTTAAAATATTTGTAATGTTTTTATAATTGCTATAATTTACTTTATTAATTAACATTATTAAACTAAAATAAGCACTTGATGTATTTTTTTTTATTTCTAACAAAATTTTATGTTGTACATAAACTCTATTTTTGGATACTAAATTTAATTCTATTGATTTTAATGTAAAATTTACAAGAAAATCGTGAAATGCATTGAATAAATTTACCTTGTCAGGAATGTCTTCTATAGATGCATTATTAACATTAATAATAATACTATTTAATATATCTATAATAATTTTATATATAACAGAACATTCTTTAATCAAATTCTCTTCAATTATTACATTATCTAATGTTAAATCAACATCTTTATCTATTTCAAAATCAGAAAAAAAGAGTTCTTCATTTATATTTTGGTTATCAGTTTCCTGTTTTTGACTATTAGTATCTTTATCAATAATAAGAGGTTGAACATTGGTAATTTCTTGATTATTGATATTGTATTTATTAAGTTTTTCAATAAAAAAGTTACTTATATAATTATCAATTTGTTTAAATAATTTATCCTTTAATTTGCCCATATATATGATAAAGAAAATAAAACTATTTAACATATATATTAGTTACTGCATATATTAGATAACACATATATTATAATTGTGAATTCTACAAATAAATTAAAAATTTTTTATAATATTAGAAGATATATTAGATAAATTAATAATTATTTTTAAAAATTCATTTACACTTACATTATCTTGTGCATATTCATTGATTTCAATATATTGTCTTATGTATGTTAGCTCATTATTTAAATCATTTATCATTGTTGATATATTATCTATTAATTCTATATTATCTTGTTGTTCAGAATCAACTGCTATTTGACATGTATCAATAATCATTAAGCATAATTCTAATATTTCGTTTATTTTATTATCTAATTCAGAATTATTTTGTTTTTCATTAGAAATTAACTCAGATGAATCTAAAATAGTATTATATATTGTTTTTATTTCGAATCCAAGTCTAACTACACTAATAATTTGTTCAGGAGCATCAATATTATTAATAACAGTCTTTAATGATTCTTCAGAAATATTATTAATAACTTTATTGTCAGAATCTTCAATATTTTCACTAGTGTTATTTGTTGTACCTAAAGGAGTTATTTGATATACAATATCATTAATTAATACTTTATTGTTATTAATATCAAATGAAACCTCATTATTATTATCATTATCATTAGTATCATTATTATTTCCATTTATCAAAAGGTAATCTTCAATTATTTCATTTTTATTGGATTCAGGTATTTTTGATAATATATATTTTTTTATTTTTTTTGCTAAATTCAAATCTTTACCATTATTTTCTGTTTTTTTAATATTATACATTTCTTTCAATGCATTATATGATTTTGGTAAATAGTTTTCTAATTTTTCCTTAATTTCTTGATATGAATTTTTATCAAAAGTTGTCTTTAACTTTCTTTTTATTACATTTGATAAAGCATTTTTTAAATTAGCTTTTGACATAATTAATAAAATACTAATATATTTTATTTTGTAAAATATTACTTACTTTATCTTCAATTTATTAGAATAAATTATAAAGCAATATTAAATACACATACAAATGCAAATACCAATGCCAATGCAACCCCAATTGCAATGCAAAAAACCAAAAATTTATATTTTACTAAAATATGAGTATATGAATAATTATATAATTTACTATATTTATGGTCAAAATTTATAGTCCAAATTTCTTTTATATCATTGTCAATTACTGTGTTTTTTACCTTTCGTAAAAACATTGCATATTTATTTTTTTTTAGCATTTCATATATTATTTTCTTATTTTCTTCTGTTAAATGTTCAAAGAGATAAGGACTTGTTGGACTAGACATTCTTATCCAATCACATAATGTAGATGAGTCGTTTATATATGTTTTAGGATTGTTTAATTCTTTAAATGTTTGCAATATTATTGCAAACATACTTTCATTTGCTAAACCTCCTGCATTTATTTTTTCGTATATTCCATGTTTGCCAACTAAAAATAATATAGATTGCTGTACATGTTTTCTACATAATGTAAACCATGGGTCATTTGAAAGCCAATATTCTTCATTTAATAATCGTAAATTTGCACGTCGATGCAAACGTATATCCCAATATGCTGGTTTTGAACGCATTATTGTTGCACAAACAAATGAAAAAAACAGTTTTCTGAATTTTTCTGGAGAAATAATTGGAACACATGAATCTGTTAAAAGACAAAACCATTGATTTTCTTTGTCATGATGAAATGCATAAGATATAACAGACATGTATGCAGGTACCACATTATAATACGACGTTTGATGTATTAAATCAGGAGGAATAGTATACATTTTTATCCATTTCGATTGAATCAAGTTAATATCTTTGTAATGAAAATAAATATTGATAATATCTTTATTTGGTTTAATCCAATCTATCCATAATTGTTCTTTTTGTAATATATGTTCATAACTAATTATAAAACATAATGCTGCCTTCATTTTTATATACTTAACAAAATACATTTAAGTTAAGTATATAAACTAACAATTTCTAAAAATAAAATAAAATAAAATAAAAATAATAATTTTATCCAAAAATAAATTTCTTGGTAATATCAAACCAATTAACTTCACTTATTGATAATGAACGTTTTTTTGATCTTGGCATTGATGTTGAGCCATTTTCTAAACTGCAAAAGCTACTGTTTTTACTTGGTGGTGGAGTTACAATATCTAATTCTGATTCTGACTCAGAATATATGTTAAAATGTAAATGATCATTATGAAGATTAATAAGATTATTATCAACATTAATTGTAATTCCAATTTCATTAAATATTTCATTCAAACGTTTTATAGATTCTGCACTATTGAACATAGTACTTTCTTCATTTTTTATGGTTAACTCTGAATTTGAATGTGTTTCCAAATCAATCATCGAATCTGACATTATAATACTGTTTGATTCAAATAGTGATTCGCTAAATATTGTATCAAGTGAGTTTGAAGATTCTTTACTTGGCGTTACAGGAGAAATAGGATTAAATTTACATAAAGTGTCACATATAACATCATTATCGTTATCATTATCATTATCGTTATCGTTATCATTATATTCAGAAACCTTTAATGAATCATTGTCTGATGAAATATAATCATAATTTGTATTTGTATTTGTATTTGTATTTGTATTTGTATTTATATTTATACATTGATTTACACATAAGTTATTTTTTTTGTTTATTTCATATTGTAAAACAATAATTTTATTATTT